GAGTATAATGACTACTATGACCTCTGTTATTGAAGATAGCAATAAAAAGGTTTGGCAATTATCTGCTCTAGACCGTTGTGATTCTTGTGCAGCAGAGGCACTAGTTAAAGTAACTGGAATAACTGGTGACTTGATGTTTTGCGGTCATCACTATAATAAAATTATAGATAATCCAGAAGGGTATGCAAAAATGATGTCCTTTATGCTTACCATTATTGATGAACGTGAAAAATTAGTTGAAGATAAGGCGAAAGGTAAAGACTACTAATGTATGAATATTTTGTTAAAGAAGTAAAAAATGTTGTTGATGGAGATACGATTGATGTTATTATTGATTTAGGGTTTGATATTCTTTTTTCATCTCGTGTTAGACTTGCTGGTATTGATACTCCAGAGTCACGTACAACAGATAAGGCTGAAAAGGCTTTAGGTTTAGAAGCAAAAGATTATCTTAAGAAACAACTTAAAGATGCAAAGTCTGTAGTAATTCGTACAGAAAAAATGGATTCATCTGAAAAGTATGGTCGCATTCTTGGCTGGGTATATGTTAATGGAGATTCTGAATCATTAAATAATAAAATGATTAATGATGGATATGCTTGGGGATATCTTGGAGAAACTAAGATTAAAGATTTTGAAGCACTTAAAAAAGCCAGAGCAAAGTCTGGAAAATGAAAAACGTATTTTATTTTACAGCAGACTGGTGTGGTCCTTGTAAAAAGGTTCGTCCAATTGTTGAAGAGTTAATTAGAGACGGATATTCTTTTCAAATTATAGATGTTGATACTGAAAAAGAACTTGTTCAAAAATTTGAAATTTCTTCAGTGCCAACATTTATATTATTTAAAAATGAAAAATCTATTAAAAGAATTTCTGGAGCACAAACAAAAACTCAACTAGAAGATTTTATAAATAATGAGTGATGAAGAATTAATAGAAGATCTTATTTTAAAAGGTGGCATTCAGGCTGCTGGAGTTGACTCTCAAACTGGTGAGTTACTCTATGCCTTTACCCCTAAAATTAAAGAACTTATGCCAGAACTATATGAGGATCACATCTCAAGTGTTAATACTGAGGTTATGGGGCTTTGGGAAAAAGGGTATATAAATATTGACCTATTTGAAAAAGACCCAGTAATAACACTATCAGAAAAAGCATTAAATAAAGAAGAGGTGGCAAAACTTTCACCAAAAGATCAATGGTCTTTGCATGAGATTAAGCGTATATTAATATCTCCACGAGAAGAACTCTGATATAATCAGTATATAGCCTAGGAGGTTTATTATGCCAGCAGGAAAAGGAAAACCAGCAGGGGGATACCGTGCAGGTAAAAAAGGCACTTATGGATGCGATGGATATCCTACAGTAAGTGCAGATGGAACAGTTCATGGATGCCATCCAACTAAGGCTCGTGCAGCAGCACAGGCTCGTGCAATTTGGGCAAGCACTGCTCGTAAATCAATTACATCAGTAGAAAAGTCAATGGTTACAGAAGGTGACTTTGTTATGTTTATTGATGAAGAAGATGAAATTAAAGTTGGTCGTGTTGAATATGTAATGACTAACCCTGGCCTTCTTGGACTTCCTGGTTCTGAATATTCAATGGAATATGCTGAAGATGATAAGCCAGTTATTGTTCGCATGTATGAAGAAGAAGATGGTGCATGGGAAGAAGAACCTTATGTCGTTTATTATCGCATGTCAGAAGTTGTTAAAATTGAATCACTATCTGTATCTGTTGACTTAATTGTTGAAATTGGTTCAAGTGATTCAGGAATTTCAGAAACAGATTCTGAAACACTAATGGCAATGTATGATGCTCAAATTGGTAAAGCAGAAAAACCTAAGTATGAAGACTTTATTAAGCCACGTAGAGGTGGTTCAACACCAGCAAATGCAAGATTATATGCAAGAATTTTGCAAGAAGCAAAAGATAAGTTTGATGTTTACCCATCTGCAGTAGCAAACTCTTGGGTAGTTCAAGAATACAAGCGTCGTGGTGGAACATATAAGTCAGAAAAACGTGATTATTCAACAACATCTCGTGAAAGAATGGCAGAGTCTGGAAACGCAATGCCTGATGGATCATTTCCAATTGCAAATCGTGCAGATTTGATGAATGCAATTCAATCTGTTGGTCGTGCAAAAGATTATGAAAAGGCAAAAGCACATATTGTTCGTCGTGCCAAAGAACTTGGTGCAACAGATATGCTTCCAGAAAGTTGGAACAATATGGCTCGTAAAGGAATGACGGGATGGGGTGGAACGGTTTTTGATTTAAACCCGTTCGCAAAATAATGCCAAAGAAAAAAGCAGGTGCATTTAATCCAATACAGATTAAAGATGGTTGGATAGTGCGTTTATATAAAGATGGCAGAATTAAATCAAAAATTGAACAGTATTCTCCAAAAATAAAAAAGGAAAACAAAAATGGCTGATACATATACACCTAATGATGGAATGAAGGCAGCAGCACGTCGTGCACTTAAATGGAAGGCTGATGGTAAAGCAACAGGTGCTGGAACTCCAGTTGGCTGGGGAAGAGCAACAGATATAGTTGCTGGAAGGTCAATGTCTCTTGACACTGTTAAAAGAATGTATTCATTTTTCTCACGTCATGAAGTAGATAAAAAGGGTAAAGGGTTTTATAGTGGTCCAGAATTTCCATCTAATGGAAGAATTATGTGGGATGCATGGGGTGGAGACGCAGGATTTACCTGGAGTCGTGCAATTGTAGAACGAGAAAAGAAAAAGGTAGAAAAAATTTGGCAGGGTACTGCCTTTGATTTTACAAAATAGGGGGGTCAATGGAAAATTTAGATAAAAATGAATTAGTTCAACTAATAACATTTTATAAACAAAAACTATCTGATACAGAATTAGAGTTGTTAAAGTTACAACTTGAAATTAATAAACTTAATTCTATGGTTTTAGGGTTAACAAAACAACCTGAAAAAAAATCTAAGTAAAAATGGAGTATTTATTAATTGTGGGCTTGACATTCATTGTCTCATGGTCTATAATTAAAATATCAAACAAAAAAAGAAGAAAGTTTTTGTCAAAGATTAGATATAGACAAAGCAATATCTATGAAATGGTTAAAGACGTTATTCCAAAAGAAATGTTTGATAAACCAAAAGTTATAACGCAGTCTCAAAAACATATTCAAAAAAATATGTTAAAAGTTGTAATAACTGAAGGTAAGGCATATTGGATATTGGATAATGTTTTTTATACTGCTAACGCTATTAATGGAAGAGTAGACGAAAGCACCGTAAAACCATTAGATATTGAAAACTTGTCAAAAAAAGATTTAGTAAAAATGTTATCTATATTAGATGACCTAAGAAAAGGGATGGAATCAAATGATAGTGGCAGTGCAGGGAACAGCGGAGTTTAATGACTACAATGTTTTTCTTCGTGCTATGAGCGTTGCCTTGTCTGGAATGAAACAAGATGATAAAGAATTTATAATTTATTCTGCTGGTCCAGCAAGAGTTAATAATTTTGTTTCAGAGTTTTCTAACTTATCTGAGCGTGGAATGAAGGCAAGAGGTAAAAAAATTAAGTTTTATAATACAGCACCTTCTTGGCTTGATACAAATATGGATCAAATAAATTATTTTGCTTTTTTAAGTAAACCGAATGAATCAAAATCTAGATTAGTTTCTAGCGCTGAATTAAAAAATATTGAAGTTGGAATTTTTAGGTACTAGGAGGATATATGCTTATTAGAAGTTTAAATACAATGGATAAAATTGTAAATAAAAATAAAAATCTTATTTGGGATGGATGGAATGTTATTGATTTAAAAGAATCAGATATGGCAAAAACATCTGTTAATGGAATCAGAATAAAAGATAAATGGTACTTACATAAAGTATACAAGCCAGATCGTAATGGTTGGGATATTCCAAATAAGTATAGGGAGTAACCTTGAAACAGCATTTATGGAAGGATGAGGCTGCTTGTTTAGGTCTTGAAACAAATTTATATTTTGATAAATATGAAGATGAAGAAGGAATTAGACAAAATGTTGATGCACTTTGTAGACAGTGCCCAGTTAGAAAAACATGTTTTGCTAATGGCGTATCTGGAAAAGAGTGGGGTGTTTGGGGAGGAATTTATCTTGAAACTGGAGAAATTTCAAGAGAGTTTAATAGACATAAAACTAAACAAGACTGGTCAAATACTTGGCAAGCATTAACAATGGAGTAGTGTATATAAAAAATGAATGATTCAAATAAAATGTATGATGAATTAAATATTTTTTTTAAATCTAAAAAAAACTCTTTTATGAATCATGGATACTCTCCATCTTCAACTTTAATTAAAGATAAAAACTTAGACTTTAAAAATCAAATTAGTTTATACCTATCTCTTTTTGATAAAATTAAAACTGATGGACTATCAATTCTTGAGATTGGGTGTGGTCGTGGCGGTGGAATTAACGCACTAAGTAATTACTTTAACTTTAAAGAAATTTATGCATGCGATATAAATAAAAATAATATTGATTTCTGTAAAAATACTCACTCTGATAAAATTAATTTTAGTGTTGGTAATGCAGAAAAGTTAGACTATGAAGATAATAGATTTGATATTATAATAAATGTTGAATCATCTCATTTATACAACGATTTTTCATCTTTTTATAAAGAAGTAAAAAGAGTTTTAAAACCAGATGGTATATTTTTATATACAGATACTGGAACAAATATTCATTTTTTCCCATTCTTTTTTTATTTATTTAAAAATATAATGAGAACAGACATTACAGAAAATGTTAAAAATGCCTGTATGGAGGATATAGAAAATTTTAAAAATCTTGACATAGATGAAGAAGTAAAAGATTTTATGATAAACTTAAGAAAAATAAAATATAATGAGTATTCTTTGACAAATAACCAGTACATAAGATATACTTGTTCTGATAGGGAGATAATGTGATTATTCAAATTATAGGATTGCCAGGTAGTGGTAAAACAGAACTAGCAAAAGCACTTAAAGAACGCATTAATGCTATTCACCTTAATGCAGATGAAGTACGTTCAACAGTTAACTCAGATCTTGGATTTACCGTTGAAGATCGTATTGAGCAAGCAAGGCGTATGGGTGCTATGGCAAGACTTATTAGTCAACAAGGTGTTGCCCCAGTTATTGTAGATTTTATTTGTCCAACAGAAGAAACTCGTCAAGCATTTGGTAAGCCAGATATTTTAATTTGGATGAATACCATTGAAAAAGGTCGTTTTGAAGATACCAATAAAATGTTTGAACAACCAAAAGACTATGATTATATGTTTTTAGACCATACTAGTGATCCACATGGCAAGTCTAATAAAATTATTAAAGAATTTAAATTACATGATTGGTCTGCTCCAACAACATTAATGCTTGGAAGATATCAGCCTTGGCATGAAGGGCATCACGCTTTGTATAAGGAAGCGGGTAAAAGAACAGAACAGGTGCTATTGGGAGTACGAAATACATATAACACTAGTGAAAAAGATCCACTAATGTTTGATCAAGTAAAAGAATACATTGCTAAAGATGACTTTATGGATGGTGCAATGGTATTGCGTTTACCTAATATTACTAATATTGTTTATGGAAGAGATGTTGGATATAAGATTGAACAGGTAGATTTAGGAGCAGATATTCATGCTATCTCTGCCACACAAAAGCGTAAAGAGTTGGGAATATGAAACATCTAAAATTAGTACATGAAAATTATTTTAAACATATGCTTGAGGCATGGTTAATAACAATAACTTTTATTTTTGCTGGACTAATATGCTTTATTCATTCATTTTTTCCATTTTTATTTCAAACAACTGCATCAACTATGGTAAAAAATATTCTTGATAGAACAAACAAGAGGCAAAGAAATAATGAATAAACTAATATATATTGCAAAAATTATTAAGGATAGATGGTTACGTCCGTATGATGATATAACCGTTAGATTTAATACAAAAGCAAAAGAAGATAATGCTTTAGTATGGAGAATTTTTATTAATGGTCAAGAACATTTAGCCAGCGGTTTTGAAATACAAGGCCACGTCTATGACATCATTTCATATGAAGGCGATGTTAAAAAATATAATGTAGGTTGTAGAGGAAGAGTTCGCTGGAATGGAACATTTGCAGATATTTATGCTGCAAAGAAAGAGCACATGCCATTCTAATGTATACAGATTCTATGCGTAGAGCGTTTCACTCAATAGAGGCCCCAAAAGGTTTTTCTGTTGAACTTATTGACAATAATCATTTTCTTACAATTAAATTAAATGAAAAAGCATTTGCTAATATGGTACATGATGAAAAAATAAAAGCACTTCAGTATACTGTTCAATTAAAAAAAGCATTAGAGATGGAAGGTGCTATAGTGTTAGTAACTAGAGAGGCAGTAAAATGATATTGCAACTTTTTAAATTAATTAAATGTTTCTTTTTTGGTCATAACTATAAAGATGCTGGTAAATGCCCATTTACCATGAAAGAATATCTTGGATGTATAAAGTGTAATAAGGTTATTGTTAAATAATGAAAAAAAATATAAAGTTTATTCCAACTGGTATGGATGTAAAAGACCATTATGACTTAAGTATTCCAGTACCAGCAAAACAAAATATACCAGAGTGGTATAAAAAATCTTCAATGTACGAGAATGGGGATATACTTTCTGCAGATCTTGGAACAAACTTAACCTTTAAAGCCTGCACTCCATTTTTAGAGACTTTTACTTCTGGATATTTAATAACAACCCATCAAGATATTTTAGTTAGACATATTCAATCAGATACTGGTGAAGTTGTTCCTAGATTTTCTTGGACAACATCAAATTCTCCATTAATTTATAGGTCTGAAAAAACAGATTTTCCACATCCAGAACAATGTTTTCCAATAAGTTTAGCATGGATATTTGGTTTTGGTTTTAGATTACCCAAAGGTTATAGTGCAATATTTACACATCCATTTAATAGATTTGATCTTCCATTTACAACGGCTACAGGTATTGTAGATGAAGGTATTGATTGGGCTGGAAAAATTCCATTTTGGATAAATAAAAATTTTGAAGGGATAATACCAATGAATACACCATTTGCACAAATCATACCTTTTAAAAGAGATGACTGGAAATCAACACTTGCTACAGAACTTGAAGAAGAAGCATATAAAAATATGAAAAATAAAACTAGATTTGCTAATGGATTTTATAAAAAATTTATTAACATAAAGAAAACGTTTGAGTAAGACAGATTGGATACAAAATGAAAAAAAGAGTTGCTATATTTTTTTTAGTTATAATATCATTTTTAATAACCACAATGATATTTTTATCTTCAAAACTAAGTAAAATATCTGAATTAGATTTATTTGATATTGAAGAAGATGACTTTTAAATATGACCAAAATAGAGTACAATAGATAACATGAAAACCGTACTATTAATATTTTTTGCTACTATGTCAATTTCTTTTGCAATTGCATACTTATCTTTATTTGATAAACTAAAAAAATGTAATATAGCAATTACAAAATTATTTCTTGAAAATGAGGGCTTGAAAGAATTTAAAATACAAAATAAAAATATTGAAAATGAAAGTGAAGATTCAATACACAAAGAAAATTTTATAAAGTTTTTGTCTGATTCAAGAGATTGGGCATTTGAATATATTGAAACATCTCAAAAAACAATTAAAGAAGTTTCAGAAGAATTAAAAAATAAAGGTTTAGATAATTATTCAGAAAAACTAATGGCCTTACTACCTAATACAGAAATAAAGGATTAAGCAATGAAGGAAATACTATTTTCTATACTTACAGGTTTTGGGTGCGGTGTCGTGTTCGCAGCATTCAAATTGCCAGTTCCAGCACCACCAGTTTTTGCGGGAGTCGCAGGAATTATTGGTCTATGGGTTGGCTTTACAACGATAACACGAATTATATCCTAGGAGGAATAATGAATAACGTACTAAATGAAAAAACAAAGGCAATGCTAGCATCATACGGTAGATCTGTTCTTGGTTCAGTAATTGCACTTTATATGGCTGGCGTAACAGATCCTAAAGATCTTTGGGCTGCACTTGTTGCTGCTCTTGCACCAGTTGCATTGAGAGCACTTAATCCAAACGATAAGGCATTTGGCGTACTGCCAGATACTGGTGCTGTTTCAGATGCACTTAGCAAGATTGTACCTGCTAAGAAGGCTCCAGCAAAGAAAAAGGCTGCTGCTAAAAAGAAGTAGTTAATTAATTAGGAAGGGCGAATTTACTTAAAATAGATTCGCCTTTCTTAATTTTTACATTGGAGAATTATGGATTTTGTTTATATATGTAAAGATGGAGATAATGAAGAACTAAGGTATTCAATTAGATCTGTTGATGCAAGTTTTCCTGATTCAAACATATGGGTTGTTGGTGGTAGGCCAAATTGGTATACAGGTAATTATATAGAGGTAAAACAAAATCTTACAAAGTATAGAAATGCTATTCAAAATCTTAATACAATATGTTCGTCAAATAAAATATCAAATACTTTTATATTAATGAATGATGATTTTTATATTGTTAAAAATATTAATACTATCAATACATATCACGGTGGATATCTTTTAGATAAAATAAACCTATATCAAAAAATAAATTCAAACTCTAACTATACTAGAAAACTTGCTGCTACATATAAAAAAATTAAATCACTTGGAATTGAAAATCCAATTGATTATGAACTACATGTTCCAATGATTATGGAAAAACAAAAACTAAAAGAAACACTTAAAAACAATGATCAGTTTTTATGGAGATCTATATACGGAAATATGTTTAATGTTGGTGGTGAACAGATGGAAGATGTTAAGGTTTACATTAAAGGCCCATTGGTTTTAAAATCTTATAATTTAAAAAATGACGATCACATATATCTTTCTAGTGCAGATACATCATTTGATATTTTATTTAATAATATACTTAAAAAACAATTTAACCAAAAAACTAAATACGAGAAATAATATCTAAGTAACTATCCTTTAGTTTATCAGGAGCAAAGTTACTGTATCCTAATTCAAAAGCCTTTTCTTTTTCAATAATTTTATTTTTATTATTAATATAATTATCTATTGTTTGTGCAAGAATAACGGGATCTGCTTCAAACAACTCAATCCTAGTTTTAGTTCTAAAAGTTTCAATTAATTTAGATCTAATTAACCATTCTTTTGGAAGAATATAGTCATTGGGTGGAATATTTGTCATGAAAACTGGGAGGGCACTCATAAGAGCCTCATTCATAGGTAAACAAAGCCCTGCATAGCGTCTAGGAAGCACCATAGCATCAAAACCAGCATACATGCTCTCTCTGTTATCTGGATTGCCTATTTCAATCTTAAGCCTTGAATCTTTTATTTTTGTATCTATTTCACTCTGGCTTTTGATGACTAATTCATAATCTGCATTAGAATACTTAAGCATTTCAATAACAGTATTTGTTCCATTCCTATCTTTTGCTGCTTTCTTGCCAGCAATATGAAGAATTCTATTGTGATCTTTAGATAAATTTATTTCTTTAGCCCCTGAAAAAGTTAATGGATTTGTGGGTGGTGGTAGGTGAATTACTTTTGATTGCTTATCAAAAAGTTTTTTAACATAATCAATATGCCATACACTTGGAGACAAAAGAACATCTGGGATTGGAAGGTTTGGCGCTGCAAGATTACCAAACAGTTCATAATTATACTGAAGAATTGTTTTTACTCCATATTTTTTTGCATATCTTACAAAATTTTGATCATAAAATGTTTCACAACTAATAACAATATCAACCTGATTAAGAAATAGTTTAATTTGTTGAAGGCTTGGAAACCCATTTGATTTAATACAGTTATAGTTTTCATACCATTCTGGATGTTGCTTATTTTTATTAAATGAGGTTGAGTCAATTAGCAATATACTGCTTGGATTTAACATATCAACAAGTTCTTTAGTTTGATTTCCAAGACCAGTATTATCAGATCTAGCAATAATCCCTATTCTCATTCTTTATATCCCCATATGTCATCGTCGCTTGTAAACTTTCGTGTACCCTGACGACCATCTAAGTGATAAGATCTTTTAATATTTCCTTCTGGATGATAAATCCAAAGTTTATGCTTATCCCAACCGTGCTGATAAAATGTGCCATTTGGTAAAACATCATCTTGAATTTTTCCATGAAATCTATCTTCAATAAAAGTTTGTGGATTAGAAAATGGAAGCACAACATCTTTATAGTACTTTACTGTGCTTAAATGAGGTCTTTGACTCCACTGTGCAGTTTTCATAAATCCATCTTCCAAGCCAAACATTAAATGATTATGTGGTTCTGGAATTGATGCTTCAAAATGAAAACGAATAGTGTTTGCTTTATTATATTCCAACATATCTAAACATTTTTGCCAATCAATATGTTCATCTGGAGTTAGTGGTGCATCTCCTTCAACATAAAGCATTGCTGCAGTGTTTACGAGTCCAATTGTTTCTTTCATCATTGTAGTTTGATGGCTATGCTTATTAAATATTATTGGCAATATATTTTTATACTCATGTAAACATTTCCAAAGTATACGATTTTTATACTCGTCATAATCTTTTTTACGATTAAGTTGTTCGTCTCTTAGTCCATCTATTTGCATAATAATTTCATTATCTGGAAAATGAATACGCAAATCACTAATTGTTTGATCTATCATTCTGGTACTAGGATGATCTGGAATTATTGATGTTGCAAGAATTATTGTTACATCTCTTTTATGCATTTACTTGTCTCATTAACTTGATGCCAAGATCTCTTTTATATTTTATCCACCAGCAAACAACTTGATGCATATTATTAGGATAGTTTTCTAACAGTTCTGGAACTATTTTTTTTAATGAATTCCAATGACTTATCGTTTCTATAGGAACATTTTCATCAAAAACAAAATTATAATAATTCATTGACCTACCTTGTGAATCAATTCCATCTGCAATAGGTAAGCATAACATTTCTATTGCTTCATAAAACCTAAAAGAATCTATCACTACTTGTCCACTTGGGCAAGGGATAATCTTACTAATAAACATTTTATCGTAATAAAGTTTTGGTTTTAATCCTTGAGCAAACCCTTCTGTTGGTCCATAAAAAGAGTTAGGTATTGATGGCATTACACTAGCCAATTCTTGCCTTCTTTGATGTGTAATCTGTCCTGCAAAAGACACATCATAGGTTTTATTTTGATACTCTGGCAAATTTTTGTTTAAATGCTGTGGAACACCAAGTGCTAACTTATTATATTTACTATGTTTTTTATGAGGGCATTGAATCCATATTTCTATATTATCGTGTTTAATTTTATCTATATCAAATGATCCACTTTCATCACCTGTTATAAATAAAACAACTCTATTAATCTTGTTTAATTCATTAGATATTAAATCTTCATGTCCGATGTTTTGCGGACCAGGAATAACAACAAATGCCCTTTCTTCATTAGGCAAAGATGTAACATTTATTTGTTTAATATCATATTTAGTAAAAAATTCTTTTAACAATCCATAATCCCATTTATGGCTAGCAGAGTCTTCTTTATTAAAAGAATATAGATATGCTTTTATCATCTATTACCTTTTTTCAAAATACCAATGCGCCTCATGGTTTTTTGCTAAAAACTCTCCAATATAGCCAAAAGATTCTAAATAAGATATTGTATCTTCAGGTGTTGTATTGTAGTCACGAATGCCTAAGTCATCATGAATTGATACAAATATTTTTAAGTTATTATCTCTCAATGTTTTTTCTGCACCTTTAAATACGAGTAGTTCTGCACCTTCTACATCAATATTTAAAACATCTGGAGTAATTCCAACTTCAGAAACGTAATCATCTAACTTAATCATTGGAATGCTTTCTGCATTATCATGAATATATATATACTTATTTCTATCAATGATTGGCCCAAGATATTTTTCTCCCCAGGCATTTAAAGCATTACCTTTGCGACTATCTGTTGTCTCATTACCCATTAAACCAGCATAACAGGCCATAGGGTTGACTGAGTAATTCTTGTACCATAGTGCATGAATATTTGCCCAGAACTCAGGTGTGGGTTCAATTAATACCATGTTCTCTGGACCAACAATATCAGCGTAAACTAGATTACACCATCCAGCCTCTGTTCCAATATCAAAAAACACATCACCCTTTTTTAAATGAGTTCTCATGCTATAAATTCTTTCACTTTCCCAATAATCCCAAACATCCCAGTTTGCCAGTGGCTCATTAAGTTTTAGTCTATAGTCATAGTTTTTTGTTTGTCCTTGACGTAAATATGGAACTGTTTTCCATTTAATATCTGATCTTTCAATAAAATTCATAGCCCTAACTCCTTTATAATTGTTGCCCAACGATGAACATATGTATGTTCTTTTTTTGTTCTTTCATTGCCAGCGATCCTAATGTTTTCTCTTGATACACCATCTAACAAATAATAATCAATCTTTTCTTTTAGATCGGTAAAATTACCATGTTCATAAAAAATAATCTCTTTACCATCTTCAAAATATTCTTCAAGACCTTTAATGCGAGGGTAAATAGTAAAGCCACCACGACCAGTACTTTCAAACAACCTATCGCTAGTATAGTAAGGATAGTTAAAATTAATATTAAGGCTATCTCCGATTGCTACCTTGCTTTTTGCATATATACGGTTTAGTGCATCTCCACGAACAGTCCCAGTATCTCCGTCTCCACCAACATGAAGGAATCTTTTACCGTATGTCTTTCTTAAAAAGTCTATCAATTCTGGACGATATTTATATTCATGATGATATCCTTTGCTACCAACAAAAATAACATCATGCTCAAAACTATACTTATCGTAATCTGAGTGAATATAACATTCTTTATCGTAAACACCAGCAGGTATAAAATGTCCTTTTACATTTGTATTTTGATTAAACCAATCAGCCATTAGTTTATCAACTGTAAAAAAATGTCCAATTGTTTTATAAAAGTTATCATTCTCTAAATCTTTTTGTCGTTCAATGCCAAACCACAAATCAAGATGATATGTCATGGTAGGAATGCCAGCGGAGTTTAGTTGTCTTAAAACTTCATCCATTGGCATTGATCCTGGTGTATTCCATTTATGTGTATGAACCCAAATGAAAAGGTTTGACTGTAATGCTTGTTTTAATATTTGTTCGCTTGTTGCTTTCTTTTCTTGCAATTTTTCAACGGTATGTCCAAGAGATTCTAAAGACTTAGCATGGTGATTCTCACTGCTATAAGGAACTTCAAAGTTACCAAGAAAAACTATAGTTGCCATTAGTGTTCCAAGTATTCTTTAAATAATTCCATAATTCTAATTGTATATTTATTATATTCAATATCAATAATATAACTTTCATTGTCTAATTTATGAATCTTCATATCTTTTCCAATATCAAGCAAAATTTCTTTTATTCCTTCTTCAAGGTTATTCAACTTGAACCTCGTTTTGACCTCTTGCAATTGCTGCACTAATATCAAATGCTTTTTGTGTTCTACGTGATTTATTTAAACCTTTAGATTTCCATAATTGAGCAGTTCCTTCAATGTCTACAGCAATCTGATCTCTAATTTCTTTTACTGTAAAGACTATAAAATCCCAAACCTGTTCTTTTTGTTTGTCTGTAAGTTCTTCAGTCCAGTTAGTCATCTTCTTCCTCAAAATCTCTCAGGGCACTAGAATTGCTAAAACAATTATTACAATCGCCATTAACTAACCTGCCACCACAGTAGTCACAAAACATACTTCTATGATACCAGATAGCACCCCTGGCAGGAATTGAACCTGCGACACATGGCTTAGAAGTCCATTGTTCTATCCACTGAACTACAGAGGCGCATCTCCAGAGAGAATTGAACTCTCGTTTACACCGTGAAAGGGTGTTGTCCTAACCACTAGACGATGGAGACTTGGAGCGGAAGACGAGACTTGAACTCGCAACAATCTGCTTGGAAGGCAGAAACTCTACCAATTGAGTTACTTCCGCATTGCTGGTCTGGCTGGGCACGATCCAGCAACTTCCAAATTAACAGTTTGGCACTCTACCAATTGAGTTACAGACCAATAGTACAGCAGGTAGGACTTGAACCTACGATAGCCGAATTATGAGTTCGGTGCCTTAACCAACTTGGCTACTGCTGCTTATAATTTTATCCTCTTGCTATTTTTGCAGCAAGCATTTTCATGCCAACAGCATTTTCAATGCTAGGATTAATCTCAATAGCCTCAATCTCTTTGGCTATTTGCTCTCGTACTTCTTTGATATGTATATTTAATGTTTTTTGCATGTTTTTAATATACCCAATCTATTCTTTTTAATTTGTTGCCCTCACATCTGGACTCTTTAAATAAAACATTAATGTCATTTTTAATCCGCAAGGGCAGTGAAAGTTATAGTCTAATTCTTTATGTATTTCCATAGTAATTTTTGTACCGCAACTATCACACACAAACTCATAGGTATGCATTACTTGTGTCCTTTCATATGGTTATATAAAGTTTGATAAGCCATATTAGATCGTACCTGAATTTCTTCTTTACATATTTCACAGGCTACAACCCTATTTGCTGACATCTTCTTTTTCCCATACTATCCTACCATCTTTCCAGACAGGCCAATACCCAAGCCCACGCCAATCCATGTTCATAATCTTAGGTTCTTTCATTGGTCAACCTTATATGTCATTATAAAATAACAAGCAATATATCCCAAAATAAATGCTGGTATAAGAAATAATACATTAATCACCTTAGCCCCCTGTCGTTATATTCAGTATATCAATTTTGCAGCGGTATGTCAAGATATAATAAACATATGGAAAGAACACTACTATACTTAATATACTCTCCAGCCCTTAAAGCATTTAAGGTTGGTATAGCAAACTTATCTAATCGTAGATACTCACAGCACAGAGTTAAAGGTTGGATGCTGATCAAGTATTGGTATTTTCAAGATAGAGGTTTGGCAAAAAATGTAGAGTCTGAGGTTTTAAAAGTTCTTCGTAATAAGTTTCCAAAGGCTCATTTAGTTAAAGAAGATATGCCACAGCATGGATACACTGAGGCTTTTAGTTCTGAAGCAATTTCATCACGCAAAGTAATCAATATAATTAATAAAACTATTAAAACATTTCTTCCGAACATATAAGACAAAACTTTTTATCATCTTTACCCAGGGTAAAATGAAATCCCATACGACACTTAATGTGTCTTTTCCATATCCACCAAATCATAATGTATGTGTTGGCCAATAGTATAAACACTTATCACAGCAAGGATTGGCGGTATTTAACCTAAACTCTGCATAATGCATAGAATCCTTACGATATAGATTAGCCCTATGGCTAAGAGTAACACGCTTAAGATGTTCTGGCTGAGACCAGATTGGTTTGACATTACCCCAACGCTTT